GGTGGCCGGCGAGGTGATCGGCTTGATCTCGACTTGCTCGTCGCAGATGTTCGCCGCGGCGCTCACGGCCGTGTCGTCGACCTCGGCCGAGTCCATCGCCATCCCGAGCGAACTGGTCAAGTAGTCCCGAAGGCAGAGCGCAGGGTTGGCCGAGTAAGCGGTCGTCGCCGTGCGCGGGTCGTAGACCTTCTTGCCCTTGACCACCGCGGAGATGTTCGGGATTCCGCCGGTCCAGACCTCCTGGTTCCATACGAGCCGAACGTAGATGTAAGCGATGCCGCGCAAGCGGTGATTGCTCGTCCATTTGCCGTTGGTCAGTCCGCTCGTTGCAGAAACCAAAGATGCATCAGCAGTCTGAGTGTCTGAACCTAAATTCTTAGAAATTGTTGCGACGCTGGCGAAGCGTCCGGTTGCGCTTGGAGTTAATCCAGACCCAGAGAACGCGAGCTCATCGTTGAAGTAGACGTCGCCGATCTCCTCGACCTCGTGGCCGGCAAGCGCAACGACGAGATGCAGATACTCGTTCTTTGTTCCCGTCGTCGAGATGTAGACGATGACGCCGGAGGTCTTGGTCTGGCCGTAGACGATCTGCCGCGCCGCAATCGGCGAGCGGATCATCTGCGAGCGGTCGGTGAGCGACGGGTCGGAGTAGCTCGGAGCCTTTGGCGCCAGCAGCTTCGAGGCCGCCATCGAGGCAGCGGTCGTCGCGATGAACTTGAGCACGAACATCACCGCGTTCGCCGCGGCGACACTCAGCCCGACATCCATCAGAGCGATCCAGACGACGACTGCGACTTGCGGCATAGTTAGAGGCGCCAGCAGGCGGCGCCGTTGAGGTCTAGGAACTCCAGCCCATCGCGGCCCACGAAGGCGGCGGCGTTACCCACGCAGACGCCCAGCGCGATGCCGTTGCCCACGTCGCGGGCGATCACGTCACCGCGGCGAGCTAGGGCGATCTGCGTTGGCTCAAGCCCGAGCTCGCGCGCTAGCTCCAGAATCCCTCCGGCCTTGTCGATAATGCGCTGGGCACCGACACCGCTTGAGTAGGTGCCGCGGTAGTGCGCCGCGGGATCTCGGCCCGTTGCCCGCGCGACCCAGTCGGCCGCGAATAGGCAGCAGTCATTTGCGCCCCACGCAAACGGCTGGTTGCGCCGCTCCTCGATGAAGCGCGCAAGCTCCGCGGGAATGTCGGCGGCTTTCATTCGTATCCGGTTTCGCCCGTCTTGTCGCCTCCGTTCCAGTTCGTTTGCTGCGTCTGGTTCGGGTTGCCCCAGTAAATGGCCTTCTCCTGGATCGCGGTCACGAACTCCAGCCCAAGGTCGCCGGGGAAAAGCGCGGTCTGCTCTTCGTGCGTGTAGCGCACTTCGCGCGGGCGCTTGAAATCAACGAGCCGGTTCTCAGCCGTCATCGTGATGTCCGCGGACTGGCCGTCGTCCGAGATCTGCATCACGTCCATCCGCCCTTGGAAGACCGTCACCGGAGACGAGATCAGCGTTCCGGCGGTCGGAGAGAGCGCGCCGAAGAGGACGGTGCAATCGCGGCCTTGGTAATCCTCGGTCAACGCGAGTGCGATGTTCGCGGTCGGCACGCCCGAGAGCCGCATCGAGATGCCGCGGGCCGCGAGGTCGGTCGTCTCCTCGATCGGCGAGATGCTGCCGAAGGTTCCGATGCCGAGGTAAGGCACGCCGGCATAGGTCAGCGTGCCGTATCCGGTCCAGAGGCGCGTGTAAGCGGAAGGGAAACTAAGCGAGACCAAGATGACCGGCGCCAGCTGCACCGTAGTCACCTCGGTTACCATATCGGCCGAGAGCGTGCGGCCTGCGGTTGTGATGCTCATTGCGCGACGTCCTCCGCGATCGAGAAGGTGATGCCGTAAATGCTCGCGAGCTCGATCGACCACTCGGTGCGCGACTCAGCCAGTCGAAAGACGCCCTTCGCGTTCGAGTAGGTGATCGCGGTGGCGCCGGCGTAGCTCGAGCGCAGGACCGGGAAGAGGTCGACGCTGCTCGAGGAGTTGACCTGCACGACCTTGTAAAGCGAGGTGCCGATCTGGAGCCAGTCGCCGACCGCAAAGGTGCCGGTTGCGCCGGAGATGCCGAGCGTCGAGGTGTTGGCGGTTGCGCTGCTGACGGTCAGCGTGCCGGTCACGTTGCCCCGCGCGGAGGTGTTGGCGTAGTCCTGGAAGTAGAACGTGCCGCGCTGCGCTGCCAGCAGGAAGCCAATCACCTCCTCGGCCGCGGCGCGCGTCATCGGTGGGCACTCGACCGAGCCCATCCACGCCTGCCCCGGCCAATTGTATTGCTGCGTCTGGAACGTGAACGGCGAGACGTTGCGCGAGGTCGCGCTCATACCCGACAGCGTCAGCTTCGAGATGCGGAATGGCGACGGAGGCGTGAGTGGGTAGGAGATTGCCATAGCTTAGGCGAACGCTGCGCGATAGGCGCCACCGCGGCGCACCATATCAGGGATTTCGGCCTTCAATCGCTTCCTCTCCGTCTCGAGGATCGGCACGAGCTCGGCGCGGGTGACGCCGGCGGCGATGTGGTAGTTGACGTTGACCGTAGGGCCACCGCCTCCACCTCCTGCCGAGATGCGCTGGTTCGGAATTATGGAACCGGAAGCGTTGGGCACGAAGAGCTCCGGCCCCTTTTCGCCGACAAGGTAAGCAGTTCCTGCTCCGACCGGGCCGCCACCAGCGCGAGGACCACCGAAAAACCCAGCAAAAAACGACGAGGCCCCAAGGGCTTTTGCCAGCGGCTCGGTGATCTGCTGCCGGAAGAGCAGCGCGAGGAGGTCGCGGGCTAGCGCCTTGATCGTGTCGCGCAGCTTCTCGCCGGAGAGAATCGCGTTCTCGAAGGCGCCTGCCGTGATCTGGCCGGCCTCGCGTGCGACCTTCCCCTGATCCTCAAGGAGCTTGTTCAGCTGCGCGGAGACGACGGCCTGCTCCTTGAGCTTTGCGACAATCTGCTCCTGCGTGGCGCCGACCGGCCCGCCCACGTCCTTGAAGGCCGACAACGCGACGTTCAGCTGGGACACCTCATAGGTCAACGTGCTGTAGCGGTTTCGCAGTCCGTCGATAAGTTCCGCCTGAGAAAGCCCGACGCGCTGCGCCTCCGGCAGCGTCTTGTTGAGCTCGCGCTGCGCCTCCACGATCTCCTTGTCTAGAGTCACGCCCGTTTCCTTCGAGCGGTTCAGCATCGCAAGCGCGTCCTGCTGGAGCTTCATTCCCTTCGCTGGGTCCGTCGCCATTGTAGCGACGGCCTGCTTAAACGTCTCAATCGCCAGCCGGCGTGCCTCGTCTGCGGCCTGGCCCTGCGTGACGCTCAGGAGGTCGAACTCCTGCTGAAGTTTGCGCGTGGCCTCGACCGTTCCGTCGATCTCCTTCTTCGCACGGTCGAACTTGATCCTGCGGATCCGCTCTTCGATCTCGCCCTCAGTCAGCGGAGCAAAGGCATTGCCAATCGCAAAGCCCATCTGCGCCATAGCGAGCGGGATCTTGGTCAGCGTGTTGAGGACGCCGTTGATGAGATCCTCAAAGCGAATCGCAGAAGCGATCTGCTCGTCGGAGAAGCCCATATCGGCGCCGGACTCGACCACCTTGTCGAGCCGCTGGCGCATCATATTCAGCGTGCCGAGCACCGCCTCGCCGCCAAACGCGAGCTTCGTGATCTTCGCGATGCTCTTCGTCTGAGCCTCCAGCCGACCAAGCGAATTTTGCACCGAGGCGAACGCAGCCCGCGTCGCGTCGACGGCCCGTAGGGTAAAGGTTGCGCTAGCCATTGCGGTGTTGGGTTCGCTGCTGGTGGTTTAGGTAGGCGATCCAGCCGTTCATCTCGTGGGCTGGCATCTGGAGGACTTCGTGAGCGAACTTGCCGAGACGATCCGCGAGCGCGTAGACGGCGAGGAGGTCGGCACCAGCCTCGCCGCCGGCTAGTTTTTTAGCTCTTCAGCCTTCGGAGCATCGTCGGCAAGGATCGCGTTCGCCACTCGCGCGAGGACGTTGGAGTCCGCGCGGTTTAGCAGCGTTGCCTTGTCCTCGATGGTGAAGAGCTTCTTCCCGTCCTCGCTCGTCGCCTTCATCAGAAGGATGTCGACGAGGAGCTCCATATCACTCTCGCGGCTCTTCTTGTAGAGGCGCGCTTTCTCGGCAAGCGTGACGGGCGTAGCGTGGATCGTCAGCTTCCACTCGGGCACCTCAATCTTCTTGGTGCCGAGGGAGGCGAAGTGTTCGCGAACTAGGTCAATTGCGTCCATCCTTCACCTCAGACCGTCAAAGTTGACAAGGCGCCGTTGCCCTCGATGCTGATCGAACCCTCGACCATCCCATCGAACGCGGCGCTGATGTCGAACTTCGTCACGATGCCGCTGCCGGAGTAGTAGGTCGACGTGGACGCGATGCCCTCGGGATACAGGTTCACGGTCACGGTAGAGCCGATCGTGAGCGCGATCTGGCCGGCATCGGTCTCGTCCCAGTAGAGGTCGCCGTTGACGCTCCAGGTCTTCAGCGTGGCCTTCCGCGTGCGGTAGGTGTCGCCGAT